TCATTCCTCGAACAGCGGCGGTTCGATGAACTCGACCTTGCATGGCGGTTTCGGCCGACCGTCGCCCTCGCGGATGATCGCGCGCACCTCCTCCAACGGCAGACCCAATTGACGGGCCGTATCCGTCGCGCCGTAGCCGCGCCCGTGCCATGCGAGCACCTTGTCGCGTATCGCCTGACTCGTCACTTCGCAACACCTCCCGTATGCGGATCAATCAAGTCGCATGACATGGCATCGACGCGCTCGCCGGTTCGAGCCTCGATGCATAGGCGGCGAACGTCGCCCGTGGTCTCCACCTGCTGCACGATGCGCTGGCTGGGGCCGGTGTCCATCGCGGCGTACGCGGCCAGGCCGATGGCGGATACGATGGCGAGTGCCAGTATCGCGATGATGATGGTGAACAGGAGTCCGATGGTGGATTCCACCGACCAGCTTTCGCGCCTCATCGGGTGCCTCCGGCGAGCGCGCTATAAAAACCGGTGGTGATTAATGTAGTTCTGTGGTGGACTAATGTAGTTTTTTTCATGGTCGTATTTCCTTGAGTACGTTGATGGAGCGGAAGAGTTCGGTGTTGAGTGTGGGGTTTCCGTTGGCGTCCGGTTTGATGACGGTGGCGAGATTGTCGGCGTCGGTGAGTGTCCACCAGCCGTTCTGCATGAAGCAGGAGAGATAGCCGTCCAGTGTTTGGCCTCTCCTCGTGAGTCCGATGAACCGGTGCAGGTCAAGCTCTCCCGGCGTGGAATGCCGCCAGTCGATGCTTTCGCTCACGTTCATTCCTCCGGCTCCTGTGATTCGTTGTAGAAGTCTTTGGGAGTGATGGTCACGCTGATCTGGCATCCGGCGGCGAGCGCCGCGTCGATGATGTCGGTGAGGGTTGTGTTCTCGTTCATTGTTGTTCCTTCGTTTTCATGGCGTTGACAGCTGCGAGCGCCTTTTTGGCCGCGTGCAGCCATGCCTGTTTGGAGACTTCGCTGACGGCGTCCCAGTTGGTGGGGCCGGGTGTGTCCTCGAAGAACCCTCGAGCGCAGGTCTCGATCTCCTCGTCCGTGGGCTCGTCCGAGTTGAGTTCGTTTTCGATGCTGATGGCCAGGTTGAGCGCCTTGTCCCAGCCGGTCTGGTAGCCGACGACGAACGCTTCGGCGGCTGACTCGTTGCCCAGTCCCGCGTCGGCGAGCGCCGTCAATGCCTGTTGGGTGAGGTCACTCATCGTCGTCCTCCACGATGGTGGGTTCTCCGCTGGTCTCGTACATGGTTTTGGCCACTGCCTTGAGGTTGCGGCGGTCCTTATCCGCTTGCTGGAAACGGTGCAGGATGCTCACGCCCTCCAGCACGCAGGCGCTCGCCAATGCGTCGGTGAGCTGTTCCTGTGTGAAGATTCTTGCCGTGTGGCTCATAGTGGTCTCCTTCTGGGTGTGCAGTGCTGGTGGACAGGTTGGTCGTCTTCCATCCACTGGTTCTGGTTGTTGAGCCAGTGTTTGACGCAGCGGGTGTGGTTGTCGGGCACTGGTTTGCGGCACAGGATGCAGCGTGGCTTCAGCATGGTCTGGTCTCCTTGGGGTCCATGAGGGTGAGGTAGTGCCGGTATTCCGTGATGTCCCTGTCCAGGCAGTCGTGGACGCGGTGCGTGGGCTTGGCCCTGTGCGTGTAGGGGTCTCGGCCGAGCGTCTTGGCTGTGAGGCGCAGTGCGGTCAGGTCGAGTGCCCGGTAGGAGAGTAGGTCGTCGATGCGTTCCGCGGTTGCGCAGAATCTGAGGATTATGGGCAGGTCGAAGCGTTGGATGTTCGTGCCTGCGGGGTGCAGCGTGTACATGCCGCTCATGTCCTTGATGAATCTCACGGTCTTCCGTGCGATTGCCTCGGGCGAGCAGCGGACGGGGTCGCTGGTCTCGCATTGGGCGAGCAGACCGTTGTTCAGATGCAGGTCCAGGGCGGGCAGTTGCGCGGAGAGCATGGTCTCCCGGCTGATGTGGACGACCGCTTCGAGGAGCGCGTGCTCTCGCATCGCGTCCAATGTGGTGCAGCGCAACCCAATCTCCAGTATCGAACACTTGTTCGCATCTAATCCGGTGGTTTCCACGTCCATCCACAGCAAAGCGTCTGGTTTTTCGGGGCTCATAGTTCCTCCCCGTGGTCGGCGAGCGCGTCGGCGATGGCTTCGCGGATGATCCGGTGTTCGGCGAGGGTGAAGCCTTGGGGGATGATGATGGTTCTGGTGCCTACGGGTGTGTCGGGTGGGATGAGCATGGTCACGCTGGTGGAATCGTCGCGTAGCGTGAAGTCCACGTTGTCGATGACACCGGTCATGCAGGCCGTGTTGTAGGTGTTGGGGTTGGTCATTGTTGGTTCCTTTCGTGTTTCGATGAGGCGGTCGAGGCAGGCGAGGGCCGAATAGGGGAAGCCTTGCCGGAGTTTCGCCCATGTGTGCGCTTCGGCGTCGGGGATGGCGGGATCGTTGGCGAGGGTGTCGAGGATGGCGTGTTGTTGGCGTGTCCATGCGATCTTCTCGTCGTGGTCGATGACGTGGCAGAGGTACCATCGGGCTTTTTCGAGGTCTTCGACGGGTCGGCCCTTGCTGTGGTAGCGCCAGAGGTATTTGATGGCGTTGCCGAGGCAGAAGCTGGTGTCTGCGGTCAGTTCGATGCATTCCATGCCCGGGTGCGAGCGTGTGTAGTGGTTTGGTGAGTTGACGGGGTCGTTGGCCCATGTGGTGTGCATGCTTACCAGTCCTTTTCGAGTTCCCGGCAGTCGGGGCAGATGGATGACGTGCTGTCGGTGAGCGGTGCGCCGCAGATCGCGCAGATGGTCGGATCGTTGGCCGGTTCGGGTCGGTGGGTGGCCTTTCGGAGACGTCGGATGAGTTCGATGACGGGGTTGGGGCGGTCCGGGGTTGCTGTGTGGGCGTTCATTGCTTGTCCCTGAGTTCGATGTGTCCCCAGTCGCATGACGCTCCGCCGGAGTCGGAGAAGCATCGGACGGCCGCGCTGCCGTCGGGCAGTTCGTACCAGCGGACGTATCCGGGGTCGGGGTTGTTCACGGTGCCCTGGCCGTCGCCTTTGGGTGTTTCTCCGCATGCCGTGAGCGCGAGGATGGCGAGGATCGCCGTGAGGGTTGCGGGTATTCGTTTGCGGGGGTTCATGATTGGGTTCCTTGGTGTCCGGCTCGCATGATGTCGAGGTAGTTGGCGTAGTCGTTGCGGTCGCGGCGGATGCAGTCTTCGACCCTGTGGGTGCCCGTGTGGCCCTGGTAGGGGTCGTGGTCGAGGGCGAGGTCGCTGATCCGGTAGGTGCTCAAATCGAGTTTCCTGTGGTTGGTGAGTTCCCGCAGCCAGTCGGGGTGGAGGTAGGGGGCGAGTTGGCTGGTGAGCACGTCGATGTCGTAGTCCACGTTGGTGCCGGCGGGGTGGAGCTCGTATTGCGAGGATTCGTCGCGGATGAATTCGGCGAGGTTGCGGGCGACGTTCGCGTATCCGAATTCTTCGGGTTCGGTCTGCATGACGGTGTCCAGGAGCCCGTTGTCGAGGTGCATGCGCAGCACCTTGGGGTCGAGGTCGTAGAGGCTCACATGGTCGGGGTGGACGGGGCAGATGAACCGGTCGCCTTCCTCGGCGGCGTCGAGGCTGGTGACGATCATGCCGATTTCGAGGATTTTCGCTTCCGTGCGGCTGATGCCGGTGGTTTCCAGGTCGATCCACAGCAGCCTGTGCGGCTTGCGGGGTGGTGTCGGCGGGTCGAGGGTTTGGCCGCCTGCGGTGATGTCGTGTTGGGTGTTCATTCGTTGCCTTTCTTGATGTTGATGTGGGTGGGCATGTTTTCGGGTGGCGGGCAGGGGTGGCGTGTGCCGTCCGTGTGGAGTTGCTGCCAGCCGCCGGTGCGGTAGTAGACGGGGATGGTGGCGGGGTCTTTGCCCATGTGGACGAGGTAGCCGAGCCGGTAGGCGCGTGCGGGGTGGGCGTGGACCCATCCGTGGCATCCTGTGGTGCCGCTGCCGCAGAGTTGGAGCAGGTTTTCGGGTTGGTGGAGCCGGTCGAACGGGTGGCTTCGCGGTTCCCTGTGGTGGATGCTGTCGCCGCTCCAGTGGCTGCCGGTTTCCCGGTCGCAGATGGCGCATCGGTATCGGTCTCGCCGTTGTACGATGCGGCGGGTTTCGTCGGTGGGTTTGGTGCTCATCTTTGCGCCTTTCGTTGGCATTCGTTGATGATTTCCTCGGCTTTTTGCTCCGGGTCGATGCCGGTTTTTACGCAGGCCCAGAAGTCGGTTCGCATGCTGTCGGTGAAGGTGCCTACGGGCACGTGGTCTCGGATGTGGCTGGTGATCCACCGGTCGTCGATGACGGTGCCGTCGGGCAGTGCGTGCCGGTAGGGTTTCGGCTGGCTGGGCATGGTGTCCGTGTATGCGCCTTGGCGCAGCCATCGGCTCATGTTGGGCGCGTATTTGGGTTCGTCGATGGTTTTGGCGTAGGCGATGACGCTGCCGATGAGCTGTTTGGGGTCGGCCGGCGGCCGGCCGGCGACGCCTTGGATGGCGAGGTTCCACGCCTTCTCGGCTTCGGTTTTGCTGCCGGTGTGGCGCGGGTAGGCGTTCCATGCGGTCTCGAACGGGTCTTCGAGCATCCTGGCCTCGAGTTCGGCCATGGTGGTGCGCTCCGGCTCCGGTTCGGACACCGGCGTCGGCGTCGGCATGGAGGGGTTGGGGGAGGTTATATCGGTATGGGAATAGGTATAGGTAAGGGTGCTTCGTTTTTGCTTGCCGGTTTGCTTCGCGTTTGCTTCACCATTTGCTTCGTCCGGTTGAAGCATTTGCTTCGCGTTTGCTTCGCTGTCTGCTGAAGCATTTGCTTCGCGTTTGCTTCGTCTCGAACGGCCGGACGCCTTGCCCCCGGCACGGCCGGCGCGGGCGCGTTTCTCTTGCAATTCCTTGGTGGCCGCGTACTTGCAGAGCATGGTGCCGTCCGGGTTGGCGGCGACGATCTCGAACACGCCGGGCTCGGTTTCGCGCCACAGGCCGGCATCCACGAGCTGGCGGGCGAGCTTCGGGCTGCCGCCGAGCTTCCTGACGCGCTGCATGGTGATGGAGCCGTCGTAGTCGCCGTGGCGCAGTTGGCGGCCGACGTAGCTGCCGGCGAGAGTCCACAGGCCAATCGCGGCCAGGGGAAGCTCCTCGCATTGCGGGCTGTCGTAGATGCCGTCGTCGATCATGAACCAAGTCATGGTTGAACCTCTCTCAATGTGATGGGTTATTTGATCTCGCCGGTGTTCGGATCGACGGCCTCCCCACCGTCGGTCTCGTCCGCATCGTCGTCGGGATCGGGATAGTCGGGCGCGCTTTCCTCGAACGTGGCGAGGCTGTCGTGGAGGTTGTCGTACAGGACCGCGCGGCGTGCGTCCTTCGGATAGGTGAGCAGACGGTTGATGACCTCGGCGCAGTCGATGATGTGCTGCGCGAGCGCGTCCGTGTCGTACACGGCCTCGGTGTACGGGTCGATCTGGTGGAACTTGTCGAGGTAGGCGTCTTTGGTTTCGAGCTGCATCTTGTGGTTGACCGCGCGGCGGAAGTCCACGGCCGCCTGCTTGATCTTCGCGCACGAGCTGTTGAAGTCCAGCAGGCTCAGCGGGCTCATTTCGTCGGGTATGAGCGCGTCCTGGACAAGGTTCGAGTCTTTTTTCTTTGCCATGAGGGTGTCCTTTCTAGAATTCCGGGTCGCCGGTGTCGGCGGCGAACGTGTCCGGCGTGTGGCCGCTGCCGCCGTTGGCCCACGGGTCGGACGCCGGCGGCGGTGTCGTCTGCTGCGGGGGCTGGCCGTTCGGGTTGCCGTAGGTGCCGCCGCCCTGATAGCCGTTGTGGCCGCCCTGTTTCGTGACCTGCGCGGTCGCGTACCGCAGGCTGGGGCCGATCTCGTCCACGGTCATTTCGACCACGGTGCGGTTGGTGCCGTCCTGCGCCTGATACGAGCGTTGGGAGAGGCGGCCCTGGGCGATCACGCGCATGCCCTTCGAGCATGATTGGCTGATGTGCCGGGCGAGGTCGTTCCACGCCGAGCAGCGCAGGAACAACGCCGTGCCGTCCTCGTACTGCTGAGTCTGGCGGTTGTAGGTGCGGGGCGTGCTGGCGATCGTGAACGACGCGACCTGGGCTCCGGTGTTGGTGCTGCGCAGTTCGGGGTCTGCGGTCAGGTTGCCGACGATGGTCAGCGTGGTCTCGCCCGCCATCAGTCGTCGCCTTCCTTTTCCTCGTCGAGGCGGGAGGAGAGGGTCAGGGCGATGGTGTGCGCGCTGACGGCGGCACCGTGCGCGCGGATGAAGCCGTCGTGGTCTCGCTCGTGGTGGAAGTGGTTGGCGAGCAGGCTCAGCTCTTCGTAGGCGCGGTCGGCCGTGCGCAGCATGCGTTCGAGGTGGCGGCGTTCCTCATTGCGCGCGTCCGTCTCGTCCGCCGGCGCATGGCAGCCGTCGGGCAGCATGGGGCCTTCGCCGTCGATGACGGTGCCGAGCGGCTTCAAGTCGTTGGAGGCGAACAGCTTGGCCGGATCGTCGAGCAGCGGGCCCTTGCCGAGTTCGAGCACGACCGTTATGTAGGCCGCCTTGCATTCATCGCCGGAGGCCTCGTCGAACGCTTCGGCGAATTTCCTGATCGTTTCCTCGTTGGATGTCATGATGTTCCTTTCCTGATGTCCCGTTTCCATACCCATTCGCATTCCGCGCCGATGTTCGCCGTGCTGCGGTCGATGACGAACGCGGCGGGCGACGGCATGAGGATGAGGCGTGGGTAGTCGAGCCGTGAATTGCATTCGCAGATCGCGTCCAGCGCCTCGGCGATCAGTTCGCCGGGCGTCATGGTCAGGCCCTGTTCGGTGATGGGCCAGACCATGAGGCTGCGGTGGGTGTTCATGGGGCTCCTTCGTTTGGTGCGGGGCCGCGCTGGCGTGGTCGGCGCCGGCAATGGAGACCACCGGCTCGCACGCCATCGCTTCCGCAATCCACTGACTTCCTGTCGTATGGGGATGGATCGCGGCCGACGTTGACGCGGCCCCAGTGGACGGCGGCCGAATCGAACGGCTTCCCGGTCTTTGCCCGCGCCCGCCTGACGCGAATCTCGACCGGGGGCAAACCTGCCCGCCCTTGGCGCGCCGCCGGTGGGGAGAACCGGCGACGCGATCATTGAGAGAGGTGGTGTTAACGACTTGTTCCTTGTCGCCGCCCGCCGCATCGGAAGGAAGGTCGCAATGGCGGCGGGCAAGCCTTAAATGGTCAGCACGAGCGCGCAGAGGATGACGAGCCTGAGCAACTGGTACATAACCGCTCCCGGCTTGGCCTTCGTTTCGCGCAGCGTGCCGATGAGTATGAAGTATTCGAGCAGCGCGTATCCGAGGATCACCCACTGCTGCCAGACGAGTGCATCGAAGTTCAT